ATCAAATACAACAGTTACCGTTGCGTCTGCTGCTGTTACTGCTGTTTTTATTGCCGTCTCGAAAGCGGCTCTGGCCTTAACTAAAGTCATTAGAACACCACATCTATACGAAAAAGATACTCCTGACCACCTCTCATTGTCCTTACGTTAGTTATTTTAGCTATTCGAGTAGACCCAGAGAAGGTAAGAGTCACTTCATCCTGTAGAAGAGGTTGACTATCTCCTATTAGATCGGGGGTAACATAAATCCTCGCTTGATTCTCCTGAAAACCCGCATCTTCAGAAGAACTAATGAATTCAATGGGTACTTTTATGGTGTATGAAGTATCTGTTGTAGTTACTGCACCTGTGGCTGTGTTATAGCTCGGAGATGTTTTACGGGTGTAAACAATAGACGCATCTAATGATGCTCCTAAATCAGAGACAACTTGTTTAGCAACATTTTTGAATAAGGTGTCTAGTGTGCCAGCCATATCAACCCCTCACCACTCTGACTTGATAACTACCAGAGCCACCTAAGCAATAAGCTCCTAAATAACTTTGTAACCAAGGATAAACATCGAAAATATTATTGATCGTTCCAACACCCTGACTCTCCTTAGAGTATTTCACCTCCATTTCTCCCAATTTAACCTCTTCTATATTCCCATCAGTACCCTTATTTCCTATAACAGCATCAGTGTCGTTCGCTAACTGTCTTGCTAATTCATATTGAGCATATTTAATACCTACAGGAATAGAAGTACAAGCTAATTCAACATCATCCACTGTGTAATTATTACGAGGCCATTTCAATGCTTGGTCTTCATCGCATCTATCTCCGTAGTAATTCAAGCTATCAATCCACCGACAAGCAGAAATTAACGCTCTATTTTTAGCGTCATCGCTTTTATCGTCCCAATCTGTTTCTGCTGGAACGGTTTCAAAGTAAAGATCAGCCTCGGCTAAAGTTACATAACTATTGGAGTTTGATCCCTTTAACGTGGCATGAATAGCTGCGGCCACAATAACTAAAATACATTTCTTCCCTATTGTAGCGGCAATAAAAAACCCCACTGGATTAAGGTGGGGAATTTTATGCAGATCCGTCTTGATTCTACTTATAAAGTAGAAGTGTCAAGAGGTGTATTGACTGTTAACTGAACAGCAGGAATTAGATCAGCGTCATAAGTCGCAGTCCAGTTATCCTTGTTGCCAAGAACACTGTTTGTTGGGTTGTCAGCAGCGTTACCCCACTTAGTACCCATGATGTGATAACAAGTGTGATAATCAACTGATAGAACGTCCTGCTTAGAAAGGATGTTGCGATCAGCTTCAATCCGTAGATCTTGCTGAACTCCTTCAAGGATTGTTCCAGACTTAACCAAATAGCAGTAGTACTCTTTGATGTGACCAGAAGAACCAGGCTGAACAGCGTTCACCTGAGAATCCATGATTACATTCAAGCCAGCGAAAGTACCGATACTCTTAGCATCGACACCAGCACCGCCACCACCCCAAGTAATAGCTCCAGAAGAAACCATTGAGGCAGTAGAGAACTGTAGAAGTCCTACCTGATAAAGATAGAAACCTACATTTGGGTGAACGATTAGTGTGTCCAACTCATCGCCACGCTCTCCTAACAATGCACGAGCT